TTGTGCGAGATCGACGAGACGGGCAAGCGGCGGGTTCGCCTTGCGGTGATTAGCCGCCCGAAGGGTCGGGCGAAGTCTGAACTTGCCGCGTTCCTTGCGGTGGCTGAGGCGATCGGGCCGGTGCGGTTCTCGCACTTCGCCGCGGCTGGTGAGGTGTCGCCGTGGGGTTACCGGTACGCGGAGGGTGAGCCGGTGGGCAAGCCGGTGCAGCGTCCTGAGGTGTTGTGCTTCGCGACCGAGTTAGGTCAGGCGGGGAACACGTACGAGGCGATCCATTACATGCTGAACCCGGAGACGGCGAGCCCGTTCCTCGTGGAGACTTATGGCCGCATGGATGTGGGGTTGACTCGGATTATCTTGCCGGGTGGTGGTGTGATCACCCCGGAGTCGGCTGCCGATAGCAGCAAGGACGGCGCGAAGTCCACGTTCGCGGTGTTCGACGAGACGCACTTGTGGACGTTGCCGCGGTTGAAGCGCATGCACCAGGTGGTGTTGCGTAACTTGTTGAAGCGGAAGATCGCGTCGGGTTGGTGTCTTGAGACGACGACGATGTATGCGCCGGGTGAGGGTTCGGTTGCTGAGAAGTCGCACGAGTATGCGAAGGCGGTGACTGAGGGTCAGGTCGCGGACGCGGGGTTGTTGTTCGATCATCGTGAGGCGCCAGCGAAGTACGACCCGAAGTTCAAGTCGCACCGCGTTGCGGGGTTGACTGAGGTGTATGGGCCGGCGTCGTCGTGGATGGACGTGGACGCGATCAGCGACAGTTTCGACGATCCGCAGACGAGCGCCGCGGAGTGGCAGCGGTATTGGTTCAACCGTCCGGTGTCGTTGCAGGGCGCGTGGTTGTCGCAGGCGGCGTGGGACGAGTGCCAGGTTGCTCGGGTTATTCCTGACGGCGGCGAGGTTGTTCTCGCGTTGGATGGTTCGTTCTCGGGTGACTCGACTGCGCTGGTGGCGGTTGAGATGGGTGAGTTCCCGCACGTGATGGTTGCGGGTCATTGGGAGAAGCCGCCGGGTTTGTTGGATTGGCGGGTTGACATCCTTGAAGTTGAGGATGCGATTCGCATGGCGTGCATGCGTTGGCAGGTTCGCGAGATCACTGCGGACCCGCACTTGTGGGCGAGGTCGTTGCAAATCCTTGCCGATGACGGGTTACCTGTAACGGAGTTCCCGCAGTCGCCTGCGCGTATGACGCCGGCGACTAAGCGGTTCACTGATTACGTGAACACGCGGGCGTTGACTCATGCGGGTGATGCTGCGTTGACGCGGCACGTGTCGAACGCGGTGTTGAAGCGGGACAGCCGTGGCACCCGATTGACTAAGGAAAGTAAGTCGTCCGAGCGGCGTATCGACCTCGCGGTTGCTGCGGTGATGGCTGTTGAGCGTGCGGTGACTAGGGTCGAGGACCCGGCGCCGCCTTCGGTGAACTTCTACTAGGAGCCTCATGGTTGCGAACTTGTTGCAGATCGGCGGCATCGCCGCGATCGCGGTCGGCGCCGGGCTCGTGTTTGTACCCGCTGGCCTGATGGTGGCCGGTGTCGGTGCGGTGTTGTTTGGTCTGGCCTTGGAGCGTGGCTGATGCTTGGCAGGTTGTTGAGGTCGGACGAGGAGCAGCGGGCGATCACGTATCAGTCGTTGTTCTTGACGGATTCGCTGTTCGAGCCGGGCGCGTTGTCTGGTGTTCGGGTGAACGAGGTCACGGCGATGAAGATCGGTGTCGTGTACGCGGCGGTCCGGTTGATCGCTGACACGATCGCGACGTTGCCGATGGACACGTACTTCCGGCGTGATGGTGAGCGGTTGCCGTTCCGGCCTAAGCCCGCGTGGGTTGATCAGCCGGAAGCGGACCCGACGATCCCGCGCAGCGACTTCTATCAGACGATCATCATGTCGGTGTTGTTGAGTGGGAACAGTTACACGCGGGTGCTGCGTGGCCCCGATGGTGCGCCGATCGCGTTGCGGAATCTTGACCCGATGAAGGTTGAGCCGCGAATGAACGCGCAGGGGTTCGTGGAGTTCGTGTTCGATAACACTCGGGTGATACCGGGCGAGGACATCATTCACGTCACCGACATCAGGCGCCCGGGCATGCTCAAGGGCGAGTCGCGGGTGAACCAGTTGAAGGACGTGCTCGGCATCTCGCGTGCGTTGGACGAGTGGTCGGCGCGATACTTCGGGCAGGGCACGGTGTCGAGTGGCATCATCAACGTGCCGGGCGACTTGACTGAGGAACAAGCGACCAGGTTGAAGGCGCAGTTCGAGAAGCAAACCCGCGGGTGGAAGAACGCGCACCGACCGAACGTGCTGACCGGTGGCGCGAAGTATGAGCGGATCAGCGACGACGCGCAGCAGGCGCAACTCGTTGAGGCCAAGAAGTTCGCGGTTGAAGAAGTTGCCCGCGTGTTCAAGATTCAGCCGAGCATGCTCGGCAGCCAGGTTCCCGGTGCGCGTGCTTACGCGTCGCAGGAGCAGGATTCGGTGTCGTTCGTGACGATCACCTTGCGCCCGATCATCTACAAGATCGAGGAGGCGTTCGGGCGGTTGCTGCGCCCGTTGTCACCTGAGGCGTTCATCCGCTTCAACATGGAGGGGTTGCTTCGCGGCGACATTCAGTCGCGGTTCGCGGCGTACTCGCAGGGCGTGCAGGCCGGGTTCCTAAGCATCAACGACATCCACCGCATCGAAGATATGCGGCCCGTCGAAGGTGGCGACGTGTACCGGGTGCCGTTGTCGCACGTTGACCTCGGTGCGGCGAACATTGTGGAACAGGACAAGCGCATCACGATGGCGACGCGCCTGATCAACGTCGGGTTCGATCCGGCTGAGGTGCTGGCGCGTCTCGGGTTGCCGTCGATGGAACACACCGGGTTGCCGTCGGTGCAGTTGCAGAACGCGGCGCAGCAGGCCGAGGTGGACACGACCGACGTGTACCCGGCAGACCGTGCCGCCGAGGTTGATGCTGAGGCGCATGATGTGCTGGAACATATCGGCGACACGTTGAGCGACGCGATCCGAGCGATGCCGCAGCCTGTTGTGAACGTGACCGTCCCTGAGTCACCTGCCCGCACCCGCAAGGTTGTGCGCGACGGTGACGGCAACATCACTGAGATCGTGGAGGAATAGCATGGCGCTCAACGCGAACGGCTTGAACGCCGAGGTTGAAGGATTGACCGCTGTTGCGGGGTTCGCATCACTGCACACCGCTGAGCCGGACGCGAACGGAAGCAACGAGGTGGCCGGCGGGTCGTACACTCGCGAGGCGATTGTGTGGGCGTCGGCGTCGGGTGGCACCGCGGTGAGCGATGCGGAGATCGTGTTCGACGTTCCGACCTCGACGACGATCACGCATCTCGGTTACTGGTCGGCGGTTACTGCCGGGACTTTCTACGGGTTCCGTGCGTTGGATGTGTCGCAGACGTTCTCAAGTGCGGGCACGTACACGATCGCCGCTGGCAATCTGTCCGAGTCCGTTTCGTAACTCATGGCCGGGCTGTTCACGCTCGACGACGCCGACCTTGGTGTTCTCGACGCTGACGTGCTCGGCGGCCCGGGCACCGGGTTCGTTGTTGGTGCCAGCACGAGCGCGGGTAGCGCGTCGGGTGTTCAAGGATTCACTGGGCAGGCGTCGGGTTCATCGACGAGCACCGGTGCGGTGTCGGGTTCGCAGGGGCTCGCGGGTTCGGTTGCGGGCTCGTCATCTAGCGTCGGTTCGGTCGCGGGTGTGCTCGCGGTTGCCGGGTCGGTGTCGGGTTCGAGTAGTAGCGCGGGCTCGGTTGTTGGCGTTGAGGGTGCGACGGGTGTCGTGTCCGGTTCCACGTCGTCGGCTGGTGCCGTGTCGGGTGTGGCGTCCCGTTCGGGTTCCACGGTCGGCGCTGGTGTGTCGACTGGTTCGGTTGCGGGTTCGCCTGCGACGTCGGGCAGCGTGTCCGGTTCTGGTGCAAGTTCGGGGTCGGTGACGGGTTCAACCCCCCCACCCCCACCACCGCCGCCGCCGCCGGTTGAGCCGGATGTCGGTTATGGTCCGCGGTTGTTCTACCCTGAGCCGCCGCGACGTGAGCCGGTTGTTGAGCCGGTGCGGTTGTCCGGTTCGGTTCGTGGTTCGTCAACGCATGCCGGTGAGGTTGCCGGTGTGTTGGCGTTGTCCGGTTCGGTGTCGGGTGTTCGTGTGACGTCGGGCAGTGTTGTGGGTGTTCGCTGGCCTGATGACGCTGAGGTTGCTCGGCGGGCTCGTGTCAGTTTCGAGGATGATCTAGTTGTGTTGGGGTTGTTGTGATTACTAGCGGACAAGCGACGGTGGGAACTGCGGCGGCGGTGCAGATCGACGGCAGCAGCGTGAACCCGATGTACCTGACGATTCACAACAATGACAACACGAAGGTCCTGTACCTCGGTGGTTCTGATGTGAGCACAACGAACGGACTGAAGTTGTTGAAGGAAGAAACGATCCAGTTCAAGTTGAACCCGGGCGAAGCGTTGTACGCGATCAGCAGCGACGGCAGCCACGTCATCAGTTGGCTACGGCAGACGATGTAATGCCGTACTTCATTACCGGACCTGATAAGGCTGAGGGCTGCGCGGGGTGGGCGACCGTGAAGCAAGACGGCGAGGTCATGGGTTGCCACCAGACGAAACAAGGCGCGATCGACCAGATGATTGCGTTGAGTATCGCTGAGGGTATTGAACCGGGCGGCGAACGTAAGGATGCGAACATGACCGAGGAACGGCAACTGCCGGACAACTACCGGCCAGCACTTGAAGGCGACGTGCCTGAGGGCAGGGCGTGCGGCAACTGCGCGTTCTACGACGAGACGAACACCGACGGGGACCGTGCGTGGTGCCAGCGGTGGGAGGAATACGTGCGGGGCGATTACTACTGCAACGCGTGGCAAGCCGATGAAAGGGCG